TCAAGAAGATTTGAAAGGAGTGATTTTTTATGGGTAATGTAAAAGAAGGTCGCTCTACGGTCTACAATGAGATAACGTCCGAAGAAAAATTGCGACAAGTGAACCAAGATAATATCCAATTAGAGGAAGATTTCTTGGAATATCTTGCATCCATAGATAGGTCAAAAGGAACTATTAAACAATATAAAGCAAATTTACATATTTTCTGGTGTTGGAATTTAGAGTCGAATAAGAATAAATTCTTCGTCGATTTAACAAAGAGAGAAATTGCTAAATTCCAGAGCCACGCATTGAATATTTGGAAATGGTCTCCAAAGAGAATTAGAACGGTTAAGGCTACTATTTCTTCTTTGAGTAACTATGTTGAGAATATTTTAGATGATGAGTATGAGGGATATAAACCAATCGTGAGAAAGATTGAGTCTCCCGCTGATGAGGCAGTCAGAGTGAAAACCGTATTCCAAATGGAAGATTTACAACCTCTTTTAGATACTCTTGTTGAAAAAGAGGAATATATGAAAGCCTGTATGCTTGCTCTTGCTATGTATAGCGGAAAGAGAAAGGCTGAATTGACAAGATTTAAGGCTTCTTACTTTGATAGTGAGAATTTGATTTGTGATGGTGCTTTATATAAAACACCAGAGAAAATGCAAACAAAGGGTCGTGGTCAAAGAGGTAAACTGCTTGATGTTTACACCCTTGCAAAAGCGTTCCAGCCTTATCTTGATTTGTGGATGAAAGAAAGGGAAAAACTCGGAGTAACTACCGACTGGCTGTTCCCTAAATATAAAGATGGAAAGTTTGTTGATGAGCATATTGAAATTTCGTTTATGGATTCTGTATCAAGAACATTTTCAAATATGCTTGGCAAGTCTTTCTACTGGCATAGCATTAGACACTATTTCACAACATACTTGCTTGAACAAAATCTCCCAGAAAATATTGTTCAATCTATTCAGGGTTGGAGTTCCAGCGATATGTTGAGAATCTACGATGATAGGTCAAGTGATTCACAACTTGAAAAATACTTTGGTGCTGATGGCATTAAAGAAGTCGAAAGTAAAGGATTATCTGACCTGTAATTTAATATAAAATTTATCGCTCACCTTATTCGATTTAGGGTGGGTATTTTTATTTCTAATAACGAGGAAAGGAGGTTGTTTAATTGTCAAATTTTAGTGCGAATATTCAAGCCATATTAGATACTTCTAAAATTCCAAGTCAAATCAAGAAGATTGAAAATAGTACGGCAATCACACTTAAAAAGTTTACACTTGATACAAAGGGTTTGCCATCACAAATTCAGGCTTCATTAGATAGTCATAATTTTACTATCAACCTTACCGGTATAAAGACAAATAATTTGACAAATCAAATGCAGTCTGCTGGTAATAAAGCAGGACAAGCGTTTTCTCAATCTCTTGTTAATAAGATAAATACCCAGATTTCTACTGGTGGTATTGAGGCTTCTATCGCAAGGGTTCAACAGAAATTCTCTACATTGAGTGCTTCTGTTAAGAATATGGAAGCAAGTTCTATGACTGGTACACTCCACGCAAAAATGGAGCAGATTGAGGCTGACTTAATTCAATTAAATCAGTTGCAAGTTCAATTAACCAGTGGATTGCAAGGAGAAGCATTAGTTGCTGCTTATGAGAAGTACAATAAAACACTTTTAAAGGTTAAAAATAACCTTACAATAGTTGATTCAAGTACAAAACAGTTTGCAAGGTCAACAGATGTTCTTGCTTTGCAAAATAAAATGGAAAATTGGCTTAATACGAATACACGAGCCACTAAAACATACGGAAATACCGTCCAAGAGTTTATTCAAAGATTAAAAACACTATCTGCACAAGGAGATGTTTCTTCTGCTGATTTGAATGAACTTTCGGCTGCTTTTAAGAGAGTTGACCAAGCAGCAGAATCGGCAGGTCTAAAAGGAAAATCTTTCGGAAGTACAATTAAAGGTGCTTTCCAAAGTATCAGCAGATATGTCGGTGTTTCTACTCTTATCTATGCTGCATTTAATGCGATTAAGAATGGTATTAAAGATATTGTTGACCTTGATACTGCTTTGGTTGATTTGCAAAAGACAACCGATGCTAATGAAGCACAGTTAAGAAAATTCTATTATACTGCAAACGAAACTGCAAAGGCTCTTGGTGCTACTACACAAGAAGTTATTCAAGCCGCAGCCGATTGGTCGAGATTAGGATATAGTATAAAAGATGCTCAAACAATGGCAGAGACATCTTCTATCTTCGCTTCTATCTCACCCGGTATGGATATAAGTACGGCTACCGATGGTCTTGTTAGTGCTATGAAAGCATTCGATATTGAAGCAGAAGATGCTCTTGATGGAATTGCAAGTAAGATTAACGCTATTGGTAACACACAAGCAGTTGATAACCAAGACATTGTAAATGTTCTTACAAGGTCATCTGCCGCAATGAAAGAGGCAAATAACACCCTCGAAGAAACTATCGCACTCGGTACTGCTGCCACGGAAATCACGAGGGATGCAGAAGCCGTAGGCACTGCATTAAAGACAAAATTTTCAAGAAATTGTCTTTATGCACAGAAATGTGCATAGTGAACATATTTAATTGCAGGTAAAGCGTAAAGCCTTGCACCACAATAATGGAGAAATCACATTATGAAGGTACGAAAGTAGAAACAACGCAAGGATGGTATATGGTCAAAAACCTAACTACCGAAAACAATCGCAGTTCTTGCAGCGAAGCACCCTAACGTTATACATAGACCATATGTTATTAGTCGAGGGTGAACGTTCAACGACTATCCCCAAGTCGGGTTACAGACTTTGAGAATAAGGGTGGAAATCCCGAATATCTGTAACATTAGGAGTACGGCTTAATCGCAAATGAAGTCGGTGAAAACCCGTTAAATGGAAAAGGTATGACTGCTATCTATTTTTAGATGTGGTTAAGAAATAGTCTACTCTCATATGAAAGTATGAGTATTGTTAAACTTTTAAGATGTATTAGTGAATAAAAGAAAAACATATACAGAGGATGATTACAAAATCAAATGCAAAGAATTAAATGTTATTTTTGTTGGAACTCATAAAGAGAGCCACAGAGGAACAATGATTGATTATATTTGCAGCGAACACAAGGATAAAGGAGTTCAATCTTGTGATTGGGCGCATTTTAGACTTTATAAGAAAAGTTGCCCTTACTGTTCTGGAAGATACAAAACGAATGCCGACATTTTACCAACCATAAAGAATAAAAATGTCGAGTTGATTTCCGAATATACTGGAAACGAAAAACCGATTACTTGTAGGTGTAAAGAATGCGGGAATGTGTGGACTACATTACCAAAAGTTCTTGTCACAAACGGCTCTGGTTGCCCTGTGTGTGGAAAATTAAAAGCGGTAAAAGCAGAGAGCAAATCGCACGATGAATTTGTCGCAGAATTGAAGAAAATAAATCCGCATATAGAGGTTTTAGGAGAATATAAAAACACCCACCACAAAATCAAATGTAGGTGTAAAATTGACAATACAATATGGTATGGCTATCCAGCAAATTTATTAAATAGAAGTGCTGGTTGCCCTACTTGTAGTATGTCTTACTCCGAGAGAGAAATGCTTGATGTTTTGAAGAAGTTAGGATTTAATATTGTCTCTCAACACACCATTGATGGTTGTGAATATAAATCAAAATTGAAATTTGATGCTTTTGATATTGATAGAAATATTGCATTTGAATATAATGGAGAACAACATTATAGACCAGTTGATTTTGCTGGTAAGGGTGAAAAATGGGCTAAAAAGCAGTTGCAATTAACCCAAAATAGAGAAAAGGCAAAAATTGAATTTTGCTCAAAGAACAAGATTCCTATTATTATCGTCCCATATTGGGAGCGGAATAATATGGAGTCTTTTATTATATCCGAACTAAAAAAGATAGGAGAAATAAAGGTTTAACAATAGGATATATGTTGCGAATATATCTTAATATTAGGAATGTCAATGCGTATCAGAGGTTACGACGAAGAAACCGAAGAATATGTCGGTGGTGTTGAGGAACTTTCTGGTGCTATTGCAGATTTAACTAAAACCGCTTCTAAACCGGGTGGTATTTCATTATTTACAGACGATTCTAAAACAGAATATAAGTCAACAACCGAATTGCTCCGTGATATTTCTGAAATTTATGATGAGTTGACAGATAAACAACAGGCTGGTTTGTTAGAGAAACTGGCTGGTAAACGTCAAGGTCAAGTTGTCGCAGCAATTTTAAATAACTTCGGAGCAGTTGAAAAATCTCTTGCTACTATGGCTGATTCTGCCGGTGGAGCAATGAGAGAGATGGAGATTATTGAGGAATCTCTTGAATTTAAACTTAACGCACTCAAAGAAACTGCAACAGGCGTATTCCAGAATTTGTTCGCAAAAGAGGATATGATTGTTGTTATTGAGTTGTTGACGAAGTTGATGGAAGTGCTTGACTTCTTAACAGAGAAGTTGGGACTTTTCGGAACTGCGTTGACTGGCATAGCCATCTATGCCTTTGTAAAGAACTTCGATTGACTCAATCAGAGTTATAACATAACCCAGAATATGTTTGGTCTACTATGGGAGAAGATTCATCATAATGGCGATGAGGATAATTCCATAGGAAGAAAGTTCTAAAATAACAAAAGGAGAAATTGCTTGAAACCATAACACTTGCTACTCCACTATTGTGGAAACCGATTTAAAGGTAAATAAGTCAAACCGTTGGTACACGGGAGCAAGTTTTCTACGGCTAACAAATAATGCCGGACAGATTTACAGTTGGTAACGAGCAGCGCACCCATTAGCCGAAAGGACTAATCGTATAATCCGATAGGTAGCAATCGTGCAAGCGATGTCGGGATAAGGATTTTTGTAATGGGAACGTTCAGAGGACACCATTCCTTACAGTAAATAAAAGCCACATTTTATTTGCTGTTAATGTATGTTCCAAAGTACCACAATAAAGAAAACGCACTACTACTCTCATAGCAATGCGTTTCAATATATAATTTAGAAATCACTTTTACAATTATTGCAATGCCACTGTTTTGTGACTTTGCCAATGGAGAAAATACCCCAAACAGCAATGCTTCCAGCCTTTGACATTCCAGAGATTTTCTTTGTGTTCTTGGAATGACAGTAAGGACATTCTATCTCTGGCACAGGAGCATAGGTAGGTAATGCCTTTTTGCCATCGGTATTACTATAAGTTGTCTCGCCACATTTAGGACAATAAGCAACATCCATATAACTATCAGAACGATAAAATGATTTTTCAAATCCGCACTTTTCACATTTAATGTCAACTATT